GAGTTAGGATAATGATTTATAGAAAGAGAATCCATAAGAAGCGTTATGGTATGAGTAGTGGACGATCTTTTGTAGGTGTTCACGTAGGCAGGAGATCATGGTATGTATCAAAGCACCAGGGATTCCCTGTAAATATCAAAGACATACAAGGTAAAGTGGAGGTGATACGTGGATAAGGAATACTATTATTTTTCTGGTGAGCTAGAAGACATCGAAGATCTTGAGAGAGAAGTGGATAGGGTTGAGCATTTGTCTAACTTATTTAATCCTAATGAAGAAAAATTGGTTGACATGTGTAATGATCTCCTGTACAATCCTTTAAAGTTTCAAACGGAGGTAAAAAAATAATGAGTTTTTTAGGACCAATGTTAGAATTTAATAGTGAACTAGATGATCATTGGGCTCGGATATGGTCTTTAAATATAGGAGCTAAACAACCAAGTAAAAGAATCAAAGATAAGTTCTTTGCTTTTGTTACTGAAAGATGCGATGAAGCTGATTCATGGATGTTAACTGACGAGATTGTTGGTGAATTGTTCAGTGAGTTTGTTGATGATTTAGGGAGTTGGTAATGTTAGAAGATTATTATTTAACTAAGGAGGAATACAAAGAGATGTATTTAAGATTCGGCAGCCTGTTATATGATAACAAGTGTACTGTCGATGTTCTTAATCAAGATGATGGGTATGTTATCAGAGTATCAGAAGGTATAGATATAGATTTCTATGCTGACGTTTATTCAAAAATAAAAGGAGATGTTGTATGCGCATGATAGATGGAATCCCTAATGTTATTACAGGGTTAGCTTACTGGCCCAAGATCAAAGTACCAGTGCCTAACTTTAATGGGGATAAGAATGGTTACGAGATAAACCTGGCTGTCGAAGACGATGTATTCCAATTGTTCAAGGATGCAGGGTTTAACGTAGGTTTGTTTGGTCCGGGGTCCAGAAAGTACACTGAAGATCCTGTAATAAACTTCTACTTGTGGGAGCTATCTAACAAGGGAGAAAAGAATCCTGCCCCTAAACTAGTGGATGAAAACAAATCCCCAGTAGATACCACTATTGGTAATGGCTCTAAGGTAGCTGTACAGTGGAGATCTTCAGGAGGGTACGGTCCTGATAAGAGATATAAGAGAGCCGTACTGGAAGCTGTACAGATACTCGATCTAGTAGAGTACGACAGTGCAGGTAACGAAACAGCACTAGCATTTTAAAAGGAGGTCATATGACAGAAGAAGCTAAACAGCAAATCACTTACACTTTTAATGATAAATCTTATGATGCACATAAGTTTACTGATGAGGGTAAGTTAGCGTTGGCTGCGGTGGCTAGGCTCAACAGGGTAATAGGTCAACTAACTGAGCAATTGAATGATGCTCAGGCTGCATCCATTACCTACAAGGACACTATCAACAAGCAGTTGACTGACGAGATGGTGTTGGAAGATCTTTTGCAAGAAGATCTACCACTGGAGAGTGACTCGAAAGAAATTTAATGGAGGCATCGTATGTCTTTTATAGACACGCACAAGGATTGCCCAGAATGTGGGCATCGAGATTGCTTGGGTATAAATGAGGATGGTAGTGCGAAGTGTTTCTCTTGTGGAATTTATATAAGGAGTGATCAGAGAGTGCATCAGCCTAGTCCTAGATTAGTGAAAGACAGTACGACAATCAAAGAAGGAGAAGTAAACGCTCTAAGTGATAGGGGCATCTCCTTGAACACAGCTAAGAAGTATGGAGTAAAGTCTCTTGTATCTTCTAGTGGAGAAGTATTAAGACACTTCTACCCATACTTCAATGGCTCAGAAGAAGTCGCATACAAAACTCGTATAGTAGATGGTAAGGGATTCCTGAGTGCAGGACCAATATCAGAATGTGGCTTGTTTGGGCAGCAGATTGTCGGAGATAAAGGAGGTAAGTATCTTACAATAACTGAAGGTGAGTGTGACGCTATGGCTGCTTATGAACTGCTAGGTTCTAAGTGGCCTGTCATCTCTATCAAAACAGGAACAGCAGGGGCAGAGAGAGATATTAAGAGCCAGCTAGAATTTCTAGATAAGTTTGAGAATATAATCATATGCTTTGATGCTGATAAACCTGGTCAAAAAGCAGCCAAGCAGGTAGCTAGATTGTTGAAGCCTAACAGGGCTAAGATACTAGTAATGCCTGATGGTTTCAAAGACGCTAACGATATGTTGAGGCAGAACAAACATGCTTCTTTTGTGGATGCGTGGTGGAACGCCAAGACATATACACCTAGTGGAGTATTAAATGTTACTCAAAACAAAGACAAGTTTCATAACAGGGTAAAGAAAGAATCTATTCCATATCCTTGGGACGGTCTTAACAAAAAGCTAGAGGGTCTTAGACAAGGAGAACTAATTACTCTTGCAGGTGGTACAGGTCTTGGTAAGTCTAGTGTGACTAGGGAACTGGAACATTGGTTACTTAAACAGACTAAAGATAATGTAGGAGTAGTCGCCCTTGAAGAGGATTGGACTAGGACTGTCGATGGTATACTAAGCATTGAAGCTAATGCTAGATTACACATAGATAGTGTTAGAGAACAATTCTCACAAGAGGAAATAGATATTCTTTTTGATGATATGTTTGTTGATAATGATAACAAAGATAGGTTGTGGGTACATGCACACTTTGGTAGTAATGACATAGACGGGATCTTCTCAAAGCTTCGGTATATGATCATTGGCTGCGAGTGTAAGTGGGTGGTGATAGATCACCTACATATGATGGTGTCTGCTACCTTAGAAGGAGATGAAAGAAGATCTATAGACTCTATTATGACAAGGCTCAGGAGCCTCGCAGAAGAGACGGGAGCAGGTCTTATACTTGTGTCCCATCTTAGACGTATCGACGGTAACAAGGGCCATGAGAAGGGCGTAGAAACGGATCTCAGTCATCTTAGAGGTAGTCAATCAATCAGTCAGCTATCCGATTGTGTGATCACATTAGAGAGAAATCAACAAGCTGACGATCCTACCACTGCATCAACTACCAGAGTAAGAGTGCTCAAGTCTCGATATACTGGTGACGTTGGTATAGCTACCTATCTATTCTATGACAAAGATACTGGAAGGCTCAATGAAATAGATGAACCAGACATCGACTTCAATGAGAGTGAGCCGGGACTAGCATTCGAGTGAAGTTAGTATTTGACATAGAGACTGATGGCTTAGAGTCTAGCGTGGTGCATTGTCTGGTGGCGCAAGAAGTAGACACTGGTCAGGTATGGGCTTATGGTCCTGACGCTATCGAGGATGGAGTAAAGCTGCTGAATGCAGCCGAACAGTTAGCAGGTCATAACATCATAGGTTTTGATATACCTGTATTAGAGCAGCTATCTTCTTTCAAACTTGGAGAACAAACAATAATAGACACACTTGTTCTATCTAGATTGTTTAATCCAGTGCGTGAAGGTGGTCACAGTCTTGCAGTATGGGGAACTAAGCTAGGTCTAGATAAGATTGAGTTTGAAGATTACGAGTTCTTCTCTCAGGAGATGCTAGATTATTGTAAACGTGACGTAGCAGTTAACGTAAAAGTCTATAAAGCTTTACAAAAAGAAGGCATAGGTTTCTCAAAAGAATCTATGGACCTAGAAAAAGAAGTAGCTAAGATACTTAAACAGCAAGAGACTCACGGTTTCTACTTCGATCTTTACAAAGCGAACATGCTTCTAGCATTGATGCGAGAAAAGATGACAGAGACTGAGAGAGAAGTCAGTAAAGTTTTTAAACCTGAGATAGGTGAACGCACTATCTACAGGAGAGAAACAAAGACAGGTAGTGTAGCTAAGACGGGAACCTGGGATAGTCCTAATGGTGATCATGGTGTACGACTGACTGACGAGGAGTATGCATATCTATCTAATCCTACTAACTACAAAGTTTGTAGAGAAACTAGAGTTGATTTTAATATCGGATCTAGAAAGCAGGTAGGTGAGTATCTTCTAAAGTTTGGCTGGCAGCCGAAGGAGTTTACTGTCAATGGTAGACCTATCGTTAACGAGAAAACTTTATCTCAGATAACTGATATACCACAAGCGGAACTGATCAAAGACTTTCTGATGTATCAAAAGCGAGGAGCCCAGATTGATTCTTGGGTAAAAGCAGCGAAGGAAGATAACAGGGTACACGGTTTTGTTATACCTAATGGAACTATAACAGGACGTATGACTCATCGTGATCCTAACATGGCTCAAGTACCAAGCTTGAGTTCTCCTTATGGTGCTGAGTGTAGAAGATGCTGGACTGTACCTGATGGATTTAAACTTGTAGGTATAGATGCTAGTGGCTTAGAGCTTAGGATGCTGGCCCACTATATGAACGACAAGGACTATACAAATGAAATCATTA